AGCCTCTTCAAACACAATCCTGCTTGATGGAGTGCCAAGCGTAATGCCATCGTTTGAGGCTTCCGCTGTGTAGGTCAACTTGTAAGCAGTGTTTGCGCTTGCCGCAGTCACATCTGCGGCAATGTAAAAGTCTCCATGACCATCCTCAAGCACGATTTGACGCCACTCACCATTTTTGGAAACCACCGGATAGCCATATTCACGATCCCACATCAAGACGCCATCTGCCGCCGCACTATCGTAATCACGTCTATGAGTAAGAAAAGAGCGTGTGCTTTGCAGCCACGCACTAAACTTTTCCGCCCATACTTTAAAATCAGGGCCTATGGGAGGTGCACCGTAAAAACTCATCTCTTAGCACCCGGCCTTGCGTCAAGGCGCATAATGCCCACGCGCCAGTCAGCAGCCTCCACACCTTCGACGCGCATCCTGACTTGACGCCCTTGGAAGCGAACAGATGTTGGGTTTGATGTGTTGAACGGCCCCTTTTCCGTTTCAGTGTCATTGGGATAATTGCGAACCTTAAATTTCAAATCCACATCGCCCTGTGTTTTTTCGTCAGGGATGACGCTTGTGACTTTCATCAGGCGCTCACCAGTGCCGATTGCTATTGGCCCTGTCTCTGCAAATGGCGTTGCACCATCGTAGTCAAAGCCAACCTCATGCTCGTAAACAACGCCGTCAGACTTGACCATAAATGGGCGGCGGAATACTCCGCGATCCACACCCGCAGTGCGGTCAATCTCTCCTGTCGTCCAGATGTTTTCCACATAGTCATAGGCAACGTATTTGTCGCATTCTGACGCATCTTGCGACTGATAGAGCCACCAGATTTCATTCCACTGGCTGTTGACCACCGCCTGAACCTTAGACGCCTGATCGTAATTCAAGTTGCTGAATACATGGTCAGCGACTTCGCAGGGTATTTCCTGCACCTGACCGCCAGAATACAGGAAGAAGTTACGGCGACCCATCCAGATAACTCCAGCATCCACAGAGGCATATGCGCCAGCTGAAATCATGCCACAAGCCGTGCCAACCCTCTGAAAACCATACACAAATGGAGGCCCCTGGTATGTCATCGTGTGACTGTCTTGATCTGTGAGGATCAAAGCCGCGCCCCGCGTCCGCACTCCGGCAAGGATTTTTCCGTTGGTTTGCAACTCTAAGTCGCCAGCTTGGTTTGTAGCCGCCGCAGTCCAAGTCGTGTTATCCTCTTGGTCTGACCATTTTACCAGTCTTGCATTGGCAGACGCACCTAAACAGACAAGAAACCTCTCCTCAGTAACAAAGGTTGCAGAGCAGTCTACGGGTGCGTTAGCAACCACAGTCGCCGTGCCAGTCACTAAATTCCACTCGTAAATCACGCCATCATCCGATGAACAGGCAATGAGGAACTCGCCAAAGTTATCTAGAGACCAAGTGGTGGCTCTGAGTATAGTGCCCAAGTCTGGACGCTCAACGCCCCAGCCAAACAAGCCCCAGCCGCCGGAGCCAAAACCAGTATTGACTGTTGCGTTAATCCGACCATCAGTTAGCGCACCCGGTGTAATGTCTGACGTAACAGAGCTTTCCAACATTACTGTTAAAGTGTCATGCGATCCAAACGCAGCGTACCGCTCACCATCATTATCGACCCAAGTGTGAGCCCCTCGTACAATTCCACCAGCGTCTACGGCAGAGTTGTCAGACTGCGCACGGGGTCGCCACCCGCCCACAGGACGCAAGCTGTCTTCATGCCAGCGCACTAGGTTTACGTCACGCCAGCGGCCTAGAGATTGATACTCTGTGCCGTTAGAGTACTGGCCCTTGGGAATGTTTAGCGGTACTAGAGGCATTGAGCATCCTTACGGTTTAGTGGGCCAATCAGCCTCAGCCAAGTGGGGCCAGTTAGCGTGGCTTGAGATGTCACGCAGTGCTTGACGATACGCTGTTTGTGCAGAAGTCATAGTCAAGTCAGAGGATGCCCACCAGTCAGTCTCAGCGATAAGTTTATCACGCTGTGAGCGGTTACTTTCTGCGGCACTGTCATCTAAGCCTTGCTGGTATGCTGCCTCATGTGCAGCCTTGGTGGTTGTTACACCATCCTCAGTTGTGTCAGCAAACATATCAGCTATCTGCCATGCCTCGACCCAGTTGCTATTAGCATCCTGCACTACACCATTGCGGCGTACTGATTGATATGCCCCAATGCCATCCGTAGGTTGAGGCGCACGAAGCACAGGGTCAACATTTAGTGCGTCAAACACATTAGTTCCCCACACTTTAGGCATGGACATATTAGGGTTTTCTTTGCGCAACTGACCTTGAGATTTAAGCTCACCAGTTGTGCGATCACGATATTCAGTCATTAGTTGATACTCCTTGTATGACCTTGATTATATTGCGTATGCGTTATGCGACTGCGTAAAACATATATTTAACACCCGATACATTAATTGCATTTACAGTGTTACTGGCACATCCAACAATAAAACCAGAATTATGCGGATCAACATAGTCCAAAGAGTTAGCTGCATTGGGACGATCTATCTTTAATCCCGAGTCATTTCCTGCAACAATACCTCTTTCAGTATCAAACATGAACCAATTATTTGCTTCACCGTCTACAGATTTTATGATCACAAACCTAGCACCACTGGTAAAGCCACAGTTAATAACCTTAGAGCTATTGGATGTACCATCACCCGTGTAGCTCCCACACTTAGATATGCCATCAAGTGTGGCGAATAGGTAGGCTATGTATTTATCACCGTTGTAGTTTGTAGCATACTGATTTGTGTATAAGGTCTGCACGGTGGTGTCGGTAACAGTACCGATAACATTGTAACCAAAGTCATCACTACTGTTTAACCTACCCTCAAGTGTTGTAATGCTATCATCAACCCAACACCACCAGTCTGTGCTAGTACGACTCCTATTTTTAAGCCAAATCATACCTGGCTTAACAGTTAGGCCATGATTAAAAGTTTGATTTGCTGTTCCGTCACCCGTGTAAGTAACGACATCACAGAAGCCCGGCGCACGTTTCCACATCCAGCTGATCCAAGTGGATTGATTGGAAGCTACTGAATAGTAACCATCCATGTAATCCCAATTCATATTAGAGTCGGTATACCATGGAGAACCTTCTACGTTTCCGTAGCCAATGCCAGTAAGACGTGCTGACAGTCGTTTGTCGTGAGCGCTAGTGTAAGGCAGCGCCTGCATCGCAAAATCAACAGGAAAGCTAGAACCAAACATTGGAGTACCTGTACCTGCACCTGTATCAATAGCAAACACATCAGTCGCACTCTCAGGCACAGCTAGTGGGCCACGGCGGATTGCCATGTAGATATAATTAAAGTTATTATTTACATCGTAGTTGTCGCTTTCCAGCTTAAAGCCAGTAGGCGTTACTCGTAAGAAGCTACTTGCACCATTTTCAGCGTAGGATTGATTAGGAAATAAACCTGCATCATCCCCATCTCTTGATGATGTAGTCGGCCTAGCAGTTATGCCACGCATAGCGTCGTATATCTGCCAGTCGCCACTCCATGTGCTAGACTTGATAAGAACCCACTGAGGCTCAAACCCTAAGTTTACCTCAACACCGTTATCGTTGTATTCACCTTGACTATTACCAGTATAACTCCCACACTTGATAATGTCTTGGTCACCATCAGGGCCGAACTCACCGTCACCATCGTTGTGGGCGAATAGGTAGGCTACGAAGTTTGATCCACTGTTATTAGCCTGTGATCCCACAGTAAAAACAGACGAAGTTGGTGCTGTATCATACCAGTTTTCGTTTCCTGTTTGCGCAGTGCTGTTATTGTTAAGGTTAAGCCATTTAGTCTCACCTATACCTCTGTGGTAAACCTTCCAATTAGAATTATACGATCTATCTTTAACGATAATGCACCCAGGCGCACTACCAAGATTATGACTAATAGTGCGCCCATTTGTTCCGTTACCAGTATATGTCACCACATCAAAGAACTTAGGGGCTTTGCGGAATGTCCAAGAGGCGTAGTCTTTGCCAGAGGTGTTTGAAACAGTGCTAGAGCCAAGAGAAAAACCATTGGAATTAAATGCTGTAACACTATTTGCTAATGTAACTTCTGCATTAGTTATGTTTGAGCCTAGACCCTTGTTTACGCCTCGCTCTGTGTCAAATAATCTATGGTGGGCCGTGGCTGACCTATTCTTAGTCCAAACCAAACCACCTTTACCGCTAAGGTCAATGTCGTTGGTAATCGTTTGTGTAGAGGCATTCCCAGTATACAAATAAGTGCTGAACACCTCATCCACATCAACGCCACCACCAGCGGCACTTGCCGCAGCTAATTTTTTCCATCCAGACATTATGCAGAACTCCCGATCCAAACGCCGTAAAGCGTTGTGCTAATCTTAAACAAAACGACTGTATCTGCCGCTGTCAGGGTGGGTGCGTTGTTTCCCGTTGCCGTAATCCAAGTGATCGTAGGCCAAGTAATCGTGTAAGATGACGCACTTGTTAGGTGCAGCGACATACTTTCGCCAGATGACAAGCTGTCAGTGAATGTTGTGTTGGCACCGATTGTTTTGGTTTGCACCGTCCCGTTATTAGGGTCAAGGGCCGTCCCCGTAAGGCTGTAAACCGTTTCCACTATAGCATTGGCAAACTTGACATCGCCGCTTGCATCCGCAGTGACCGCCTTGCTGGCCTGTGATGTGCCAAGCGTTGTGATGTCGTTGTAGTTCAACTCGGCAGTGGTAGCCGTAACGCCATCAAGGATGTTTAACTCTGCGGCTGAGGCTGTAACCCCAAGTGTGGTGAGGGTAGTGCTGTCGATTATCGACTTCACCGCTGCTGTAGCACCGCCGCCGTCACAATAAATTACACCCGTCGATCCGTTAGAAACCGAAACATTTGATCCTGAGCCTTGGGTGAATGTAACGTCAAATCCGCTATCGTTGTCCACAAGATAGAACTTGGACGCATCGTTAGGGCTTACAGTGATTGTGCAAGCCTCTGTAGCGCCCGAAAGCACCAAGACGCGGTATTGCCCATCATCTAGGCTGTCACCAGTTGTACCGTCCGTTGTGCTTAGTGTGTGAGCCGCTGCACTTGCTGACAAGTCAATAGTGCCAACCCCGCTTGTCGCGCGATCTACGATGTCAAAATTGCGATTGGTAATCTGACCCCAAGTATCGGTCTTTTCGCCATCTGCGATTTTTTCTATCGCTATGCTGCTTGTCCAAGTGCTTGCCATTTTAACTTCCTTTGCTTATCGGCTAGGCATAAGCTGCCGATGATAAGACGCCATGCCAGTTACTTCCGCCGTCTCTCGTCCAAAACACATAAAGATTACTTGCACCGCTTGCTGGTGCATCAGGTGCTGTACCACCCGCCCAATCTACAGATGAGGGCCATGTGACTGTTGAGCCGTTGCCTGTTAGCTGTAGGATAAAGCCCATTGACCAACCGCTATCCGCACCGCTGAATGTAAATGTGGTGTTGCCCGACATGGTAAGGCTGAATGCACCAGCATTGTCTACATTACACGTTGGTGATGTACCTGATAGTGCGTCATAGTCTTCTGCATTGGAGCCAGTAGTGTACAGGTTACCATTTACTTGAGTGCCGCCGCCAGTGGTTTCCAGCTTGGACGAGCCGTTGTAGTATAACCTTGCTGAGCCATTATGAGTGCACTGTACAAGCCATTCATTGTTAGCGTCATTATAAAGCCCTGTCTCAGTGCCTTGCGACATAAACACAGAATGACCACCAATGCTGTAGCCTTCCCAGCCACCATGCGCTCCTCCATCAATCTCAATAGAGCCATAGTTTCCAGAGACAGGACGGAAGTAGCCGTTGCCTGTGTCGCCTAAGCGTACACCTGTGCCGTTGACAGTTATTTCAGAAGAGCCGCCCG